TTCTTCATTGATTCACCACTGCCTTTTTTAATGCGTTCACGCTTTGCGTGGATGTTTGCGTACAGTCCTTTACCCATTACCAAATACCAGGAATAAGTTGTCCAGTTAGTGCGTAAGCACCTAGTGCCGCAATGACACCGAGCATCGCTAGACGCCCGTTCAATCGTTCTGCATGTTGTCCTTGATCTACTTGCATTACTTCCATCCGAGGTTCTTGTGGCCAGATTTGTGTGTCGTTCATCAGAAGCTATACTTCACGCCGACCTTGGTGCCGTAATCATTTACGTCATCAAAGGTTGCTGCAATCTCTCCGTACACAGACAGCCGTTCAGTTGCTTGAACTGAACCACCAATCTTGCCAGTTAGTTTGGTTTCTTCTACACCACCATCAGGTGCAAAGATAGAAGGACCAGCTTGTACGTAGTATGAACCTACTTCATTTCCTGATTCATATCCCAGATGAAAATCTGTGACATGTCCATTGAAATTAGAACCGCTGAAACCAGCATTGTTCTCTACGTTGGCGTAGGGGCCAGCCAGTGCGGGAGTTCCCAAAGCAGCGGCTGACAGGATTGCGATAAATTTTTTCATTGTAAAATTAAAAGGTGAATTGTTTAGAAATTAACGTTTGAGTTTTCGAGTTTTGCCATGATTTCTTGGCGGTAGGCAGGGTCACGGTCGTAGCGTGGATCTGACATAGCAGCCACTACTTCTGCTTGACTGGTGAATCCTCTAGATGATTCTGAAGGTGCTTTACCTTGTACCAGTTTTCCTTCAACGCCTACTGAATCTCCGTAACGGTACGCCATTGCTTGCATAGCAAAGTATGCAGCGTTGCGATCACCCGAATCCATTACGGAGTCATACATATTTACTTCATTCTCAGTGAGGTTTTCACTAGCCCAGCGCATCATATTTCCATAAGTTTCTTCTCCACCTACAGAATCTTTAAGTAATTTTGCTTCACGATTTGTGAGCTGAGGTGCTTCGGGCTGTGAATTTCTGTATTCCAGATACATTTTTGCTAGGTCGCCAGGATCAGCATCTTGCAACTCCTTCAATATATTTTCACTGATCTCGTCACCCTGTGCTTCGTTCCACAATCTGTCGAGTAATGAAGTATCAACTACAGGCTCTTCTGGTGTCTCTTCCTCTGAGGATTCTTCTGTCTCCTCATTAGATTCGTCACTAGATTCACCTAGTTTCTTTTGTAGTTCAATATAAGCAGCTTCTAATTCTTCAGCATTCTTATATTTACCAGCAAGCATTGTCTCTTGCTGTTGTGCCATCTCTTCGCCGACAGCAAGTGAATCTTGCTCATCAGCGTTTAGCTCTCCTGTGGCATTTTCATCGGAGAGCATTGACATTACTTCTGCCATGTATAAGTTATTGAATTTGTGGTGGTGTTTGTTGTTGTTGTGCTAGCTCTGGATTCTTTGAAGGATCCATCATTGGTGTCTTCATTGCATCAACACTCATTTGTTGTTGCTGCATTTCGATAGCTTGCTGTTGCTGCATTGCTTGTTCTTGCTGTACGTCTTGCATACTGCGGACTAGGTTCAATACATCAATACCTTGTGAGGCAGCTAGCCGTTTGATCACCTCATCTGTATTGATGAAGTTTGCAATCGCTTCTGGTCCTAGTGTTTGAGCAAGGATTGTTAAGAACTGTCCTAAGCTTTCTCTGTCTTGACCACGACCTAAAGCATTAATGCCAGCTACAATTGTTGGCTTGACAATATCTTTAGGAATCTTAGGGATGTCCCCTTTTCTTTGTGCATCAGCAAGTTTTTTGTTTAAGTATGGTACTAAGAAATCAACAGTTAATAGTGAGAATAACCCACCAAGTTGTTGTTCAAGTTCCATCTGAGTCATACGCACCTCTTCGGCTGTTGTGCGTTCTGACTGTCGGATGTTCATAATTAAGAATGCATCGCTAATGCGACGTTCCAAACTATTAGCCATTTCAAATGCAGTGGCAAAGTCAGCTGTTTTACCAACTTGAATTACACCAATGTCATCAGGCCTACCCTGAATGATTGCACCGTTGCCAGCAGCTGCCAGCGTAGAAGGTTTAGTTGTACTTGAAGGTGATACTGTAAATACTACTTTTGCTGCCGCTGCAGAGCCTTCTACCAATGCCTGAGAGAGTCCTTCCAGTGACCTTAGATCGCCAATAAATTGACCTACTCTCCCGCGTCCATATGACTCACCATCTACTGTATTAAATCTAAGTGGAATCCAAGGATTAATATCAATAGGTGCTTTGCCTTGTGATCCTTTAACAACTTTGTCATTCACCTCTTGGTGCCATACATATCTATTGTTATCTCTTTTGATATGTGTGTACACATCAACGTTGTCGTCATGTCCACCATCATCTTCAACTGTATTAGGTTCTAATACTTCTTTGGGTAATTGTGTTTCAATCAGTTGTTTGGAGATTCGTTCTTTAGTAACTATTTCAATCACTTGACCGTTCCCGTCCCGATCCACTACGTAGCGGTTCAGAGGATATACCTTTAAGCCATTCTTACTCATGAAGACAAGAGCATTTCCAGCAACAACCAAATGCAATAGTGCTTGGTGTACTGCTACTCGGTCATCAGAAGCCGAGATAGATTCCAGAATGATGCGCTCTACCTTTGCAAAAGATAAATCTAATTCTGATTTCATCTCAGGTGGGAAGTCTTCGCCGAGTTGACTCTCGTCTAGTTGTAGTTTAAAGAAGCTTGTTTGTACAGGAAGAAGTCCCAACATTAACTTACTTGCCAAGGTGACACAAGCTTTTGCGCCTACTGATTGGAAAGGTGTTTTAAGTTGCTTCATCCCTGACAAATGTTCTTCATGACCACGGATTAAGTATGGCAAGGTAAGCTCTGATGCTTGCCGAGCTTCATCTAAGAACTGAGAACGATCGCTTGCTAAATAGTCGTACCTAGTTCGTGCGTGCATTTAATTAAATGTTTAATGAGTTGTCTTTGATTCCTTTGATTCGTAAGCCAGATCTACCAAATGTACCTTTAATACCTTGACGTTGCATTGCTGCTGTTTGTTGTCCATAAGCACCAGACTTAACACCCATTACAGGTTGAGCCTTATTGCTCATTGTTTCAGACAAAGAGTTTCTAAGTGCAGACATATTGTTGTCGTACTTAGTTGTCTGGTCTGCTATCTCTTGCTTAAATGCTGCTGATTGGTCGGCCAAGTTTTTGTTAAAACCTGCCTGTTGTGTAGCAAATAGATTGTTAAAAGAAGCCGTTTGATTAGCAAACTGTCCAGCAAAGTTCTTTTGCTGATCAGCAATTGACTTAGCGTATGCAGCTGAATTAGTTTTGAGCTGACTTTGCAATCCACTTAAAGCTTTACCTAGTGATGCAACCTGTGCTTGGTATTTTGAATAATCTGGAGCAGCTGGAGCAGCTGTCGATGGTAAGGATGTTGGCCTATAACTTGCTACTGGTGCGGGAGCAGCTTTAGCCTTAGGTGTAGCAGGAGCTTGTGTAGGTAGTTTATAGATATTGATATCGGGCGTACCTCCCGTCCACTTATAAGAATCTTTACCACCACCCCATCTTGTATACTGGGATTTTTTTCCTTTAATGGTGTAGACCTTTTTAGAACCACCAATAGAACCACTCGTGGAATAACCTTGTTTTAAATTTGGTATTCCATCGTTAAAACTAAAATATTCATCAGGATATTGCCCTTTAAATCCCTGATAAAAAGCATTACCAATTGACATCAGTTCTCCTCCATATAGTTAATGATCCACTCAACAACACTGCGTTGACCAGACCTGTACATAATTTTTTCCATACTATCTTCAGGGGTAGGGTTAGTTGGTGGGAATGTTTCTTCTAATTGAATTGTTAAACCACGGGCTTGCATACCCACGGTCTCAAGCATACTGAGGGAGGTTGACATTGCTATGTTCAAAGAATGCTGGCATACGTGCTGACTTGGTGAAAGAAAGCTCAGGAGCTTTACCCTCATACATCAAGCGATCACTAGAATCCAGCCAAAATTTTCTGTCTAAATATTTATCGGCATTGCTACCTAACGGTTGCATTACCCAATTGATAGTTGCCTTGCGGAGTTTATCAAGACTAGGACTGACAGTAAGCCCCAGCTCCCGACAAACAAGGCTATTGGCAGCAACGTGAATTTGTTCATCTCTGCTTATATCAGCGCTTACTGTGCGCATTCCAGCGTCACCATTAGCGCGAAAGAATGGTAAAAGTACGAAGAAAATTGCACGCTCGGCAACCATCGCTTTGAGGATCGTATGATCCGGATGCGAAGTCCAAGCTTCCCTGAGCCGGAGAGCTTCCGATTCAGCTTTTTCATTAACACCGTAAGCATTGGCAATGTAACCAAGTGCCAAGTCGTGGTTTTCCTCGTCTTTAACATTGGATTCCAATAGCTCCCGTGATAGTGCTGGTACGTCGGTAGCCAATGCATCACGGATAAAATCTCCCACAGGTAGTTCCATGTGTCGCAAAGCAAGAGCACGGTGTACCGCTTCTTCCGCCCCTGCCTTGCATGATCCGGCAGTTGTCTGGACTGGTGTCCATTTTCTTTTTCTGTTTTGTAGTTTCTCGTAAGGGTTCATTCTTGGCAATCACATGTAAGTTCTTCATTTAAAATGTCCTCCAAATAATTCTCTACATCTTCTGCATCTAGTGCAGCATATGCATCAGTTTTATCTTGTGTATCACTCATTACTTGTAATGAATAATAGAGGCTTGTTTGCGGAGACCTAAGCCACTCTTCCACGAACGCATTGTCGTAGGTCACCATGTCACTCCAAGAATTGAAGCTGTAACCGTGAAGAAGTCCTGTGCGATCAAGCATCGTCATGATGCCATCTGCCACTCTTTTATAATTATCCCAGCCTACATTTGACGCAATTTCTACGTCACCGTAGTTGTAAGTTTGTACTCCGAAAGTACCCGAGTCGCGATCGACTGTCTGCGAGATAGGTGGAGCGATTTCTGGTGTGCAAGTATTGCCATCCAGATCCACGCTTCTGTAACTGCAACTGGCGGTTGGTGCAATAGCAAAGGCTCGAACCATATTATGTTCGCGAGCAACCGTGGCTGCCTGGTTAATTCCTGAAGCAATTTGAGAGACAAGTTCATAAGCAGCTGAGTGATTGTTTTTGTTGCTGTTATATGCCTCTAACGCTTCACCAAATTGTTCGTAAGTTATTCCGTACCTTCGTAGGAGGTT